AGTAACGCTACCAACAGCACTTGTGCCAGCAGTTCCGGTAACTTCCACAGGTATGGGCTGGCCCCAAGGACCGCTACCCCATGTTCCTCTGCCCCAACCTGTGACGTTTGCCATTACTACGCCCTAAGCAATCCGTATAATTGCAGCCGTTGCGCTTGCTGTCGGGAACGTAATCGTCATGTCCCCAGCAGTCGCGGTTTTGTCTGCGCCAAAATCAAGAATTACAAGAGAAGGGTCACCCGTTGCTGTTTCGTTAAATATCATACCACCACGAGCGGTAATGCTTACAGACGAGAATGTCAGGTCCGCAAAGTCGCATACTGCCGTAGTCCCGTCTGCAACCGGCGTAACGCTTGTGAGCGCAGCACCCTTGGCACTATAGCCTGTGCCGCTTGCTTCCCCGCTAGACGTATAAGCTGTCGTTGTTGCGTCGAGAGAAGCAGTGCTTTGGTACAACGCCATGTTAATTGTATTGCCTGTCGAGGCGGTTAAATTGTGGACACCTTTCAAAAGCTCTACTTTGAAAGACGTACACATTGCTTGCGTGATAGCCATTTAAAGTCTCCTTATCATTTCGGCTAACTGGGGGGAGCCAGCACTTGTTAACGCATTGATAACATTAGTTCTGTCACTTGCCACCGCTTGTTTCATGTAATGCTCTATTAAAACAAAAAGCTCATTTTTATAAAACATAGCTTGATCACGGATCACAGGTGGGGCGTTTTCGGAAACATACATAAGCTTGTTTACGCACATCTCAGCTACTTCAGAAGGCGTATGACCACGGTTATTGGTAGTGCCAACAGTCACCTTAAAGTCATCCGGCATGGTTGCTTTAATAGATAACATCAGGTCTCCTGTATCTGTAAGGCACCGTTACGGTATTGATCGCGCCTGTTTCTAGCTTCACCCAAATTACCAAGCCTTTGAATAGCAACGGCAAATCTTTCAGTGTAGTTGGTGATAAGGTCAGGCTCACCCTTCATAAAAGTGTAAGCTTCAGCAAGACATCCGTACAGCAAAGCATCTTCAGCGTTGTCTCCAAGCCAGCTTGTGCCACTAGAAGAAACTGTAATGCTTTCAGGTTGATATGCGTAATGAAGCTCTGTTGAGTAACCGGAGTCTGGTGTCGGCCCTACAATAAAAAAGTCATCATCAAAGATGCCATAGTATTTGGGCAGTCCTGTTTCGGTCGAGTCAGGATAAGCCTCGTTAATATAATTTACATCTTTAGGAAGAAGATATGTCCTGTTGTTACCGCTAGTAACAGCAAGACTTAAAGCGGCAATAAAGTCAGTAGGTTGAGAAAGATATTGACCACCACTCGTGAAACTACCCGTTACGTTTCTTCTGAACATGGGTAGCTGAACGGCATAAAATATGCGCGTTTCAACAATCCGTATCATCTCATCCAGATTGTTCACAAACGTCGTTTCAGTATTATCTACATAATCCTGTATAGCCGTTTTAAGTGTGGTGAATGTCCAAGCCATAATCCATTAGCCGTTTTTACGAAACTGTTGAGCGCGAGCCGCACCACTGCCACGGGCAATGGAACCACCCATACCCCTTTTTTCTTTAGGCTTGACAGCAGAAGCAGCAGCACCGCCCGTCAATGCGCCAACACCAGCGCCGCCAAAGGCAGCGCCAGCGGCTGCACCAGTGGCAGCGGCCTTCTCCAAGCGCCGAAGATATTCTTCCTGTTCTTCTTTCTCGCGGCCATCTAATTCCGAAGGATTAGGGCCACGAGTGGAACCCCCCTTAATTTTTGCACCGGCAGCGCCAGCAGCAGCAGCAGGGCCAACACCAGCGCCGCCAAAGGCAGCGCCCGCAATACCAGCGGCAGCAACGTCTTCAGCAACGCCACCGCCGCCCATCCGCGTTTTTCCGTAAGAGAGACTTCCGCGACCCGTGCGTTTTTCCGCATCCGGGTAAGGTATTTTTTTTCCATTCATCTTTGGCATAATCTTCTCCTCAAGTTACCAGTAACTTATTGACCGCCCTTTTCTTTTAGAATAATGCCAGCAGCAACCGTTACTGCCGCTGCAATCATAAGCCAAACAGCTATAGAAGGAACAACAGACGAAACAACAATGGCACCAACGCCAACAGCCAACCAGCTAGTAGGCTCAACAATACGCGATTTGATCCAGTTCATAATTTCCTCCTAAGAAACAGTTACTGTTACATCACCAACAGAACCCCCCAGAGACAGGCTATCAGTGCCGTCAGGCGCAGTACCGCCATCTCCTACGGGGTTCCAGCCAAAAAACTCCCTACTCGCCTCTAGACCCTTGTCAGGGCGCGGATCACGCAATGACTGAGGATCGAATATCCTGATGCGCCCCAGAAAGTTTTGAGGCTGGTCTGGGTCTACCACATCGTATCCCACACGCAGCCCAGTCCTCACACCGTTCTGAACTTCGTACACAAGCTTTTCCAAGGGATATCTAAAACCAGTACGGTCACAAAACCCAAATGCATACTTAGCTCTTGCGTATGGCCCAGTCATAATGAATACGAATCCATCTGAGGCGTAAACGACCAAGAAGCCTTTTCTCTATCTTCTTGCGCCGCAAGCTCAAACTGCTCATCATAAACAGACTTAAGCATTTGTATTCTAGGCGCGGCTTCTGGGCGCTTCATGGCTATATGATATGCGAGACCAGCAACCATGCAGGGAAGAAACCGCGCCGGAATGTCTGAGGTGTTGCTGGACTTTGCTCCCATGTCTTCAACTCGACGCAGCCTAAAATAACGAACAAAGTCACCGTTGTAAGTGCTGTTTGGGATAGGCCAAAGAGTAACAGTCGGAGCATCCCGCAAACGGTTGATATATATTTGTGTTGGCTTACCCTGAGTTAATTTATTAGTTATCTGAGAGTAAGTGCTGACAGACATCCTGTATAATGCCGTATCTGTCTGGTCTGTTTCACCACTATCCGTTCTGAGCGTATGCTCTAGAAGATCAATAGTATCAGACGGTAACGTGTAAGTAGCAGTGCCTGTGACGAGTGTGACGCTGCCTTCCTCGACAAGCCACAGATTTATTCCACGGTTAGCCCACTCCAAACCCATCAAGTTCAGGCTGCGCCTTGCAGTAGCAAGGTCGTATCCACTACGCATCTCAAGACCAGCCCGTTCGTAAGCTTCCTCACAAAGCTCTGCTATGTCGAGATTAAATGTAGATGTTCCGCTAACCGCCATTCACTATGCCTTTTTCTTTCTTCTGGTAGAAACCGTTTTAGACTCCATCCCCTTTAGCTTGCCAGAGTTTACCCCAGCATAAAATATCTCTTTTCCCTTTTTTACACCGTAACGATTTTTCATAGTCGTTAAAGTTTTCTCCCCCTTTACTGTAAGGGGCATCAGTCCATCCTTGGTCCTCTTGCCCCTTCAATGGGACGAGGTTTTCGGAGCTGTTTACTTTTAGGAACAGCCACTCCTCCAACACCGCTTAAAAATTCCTGAGCTTGTCTTGACGCAAGAATGTCTTCAAGAATTTGTCTGTCTCCCGCAGTGCCAATTCCTTCAGCAAACTTGCCAATTTCCTGCAATCTTTTTTCAAACCCACTGTAGTCAGGACCGGCTGCTGCAACATCAGCGGATACTCCACCGGCTTGCATTTTCATTTTCTTCTGTTGATCTTGTGTTTTCATGAGATGTTTTCCTCTTCAGACTTCTTCTTCCGATACCTGTCTTTCATAATTAAACCGGGAGCAAGACCAAACATGAACCCTCGGTTTTCCTTCCCAAGCTTGTCATAAAGCATTGCTGCTGGAGAGAATGTTTTCAGTAACCCGCCCATATCTTTTCCCATAGGCTTTATGTCTTCAGCAACACCGCCGCCAGCCATTTTCATCTTCTTGCTCTGGTCTTTGTATTTCATCTTAGTTTCCTTTTATTGGAATGTGAGAAGCTTCGCTTATAGGACGAACCTCAGTTAAAACAATTTTTATAAGGTCGTAATTCTTTCCAACCTTTTTGTTTGTTTCCGCAACCGAAGTTTCTAGCACTGC